TTATGTTCGAACAATCCCATAATTCCCCGCAACCTAGCGAGTTTGTCCCCACGGAAACCCTTTACCGCGCTAATGGAGAGGTTGTAGAGCTGCCAATCATTGAAGAGAATCCTCTTCATATCGCCCTCAAACGATTTTTGATAGGCGACGACTTCTGGGAAGATGGTGACGGGTGACATGGATTTGAAGTATTGACCTTCGTCATTGACTTCTAGAAGGTTCCACTCGACTAGTAACTCGCAGAGGGCTTCAATCTTGTCGATATTGCCCATCGACCTCATACGCCTGTAATCAATGATGTAGACCTTGTCATCAACCCTGCCAGCAAGAGTGAATACAGTCCAATCGTTTCTCTCAGTCATGCCAGCTGAGAGATCGATACCCACGCCGATACTGTCGTAATCATCGGGCACTTCACCCTTCACAAACAGCTCGGGAGAGATACCTAACTCTTTAGAGCGAACGGGTTGATTCAGATACTGATATGAAAAGGCAACACGGTCGTCCATCTGCAATTTCAGCAGATATTTGGCCGACCACATGTCAGGCCAGTACGACTTGGGCCGTCCGTCATCGTCGTAATGCAGCGCAGACTGAGTGATGCACTTCCAGCCCTTCTTCTCAGTAAAGATCGTTGCAAACAAATCATCAAAGTGAAACCTCGTGCCCAACGCAATCGCACGGGCACCCTGGAACATGGTGGGGACAATCACGTTTGTCCAGTTTGTCTCCATCTCACGCCGAATATCCGGGTTGGCAATGCTTGCCGCACTCTTGATCGCGTCATCCACGACGATCAGGCTTGAACGCTTGGAAGTGATTGTTCCTTTCAGCCCGGCGCAGGCGACAGTGAAAGCATCCTCCCCTCGGACATCAATCTCTGCGAAATCCCAGTCAATACTCCAGAGCTCATCCGAAGTACGCATTTTTGATAGTCGTACACAGGGAAACACCTCCTGGTACTCCTTTGAGCAAATAAGATTCTTGATTGCTGCGCTTTTATTTCTCGCAACGTCAACGTTGTATGAGACGTAAAGGATTCGCAGCAACGTTCTCTGCATTGCATGCCTTCCGATCAGCCAGCCGAGTAGCAGGCCCAGGACCGTGGACTTAGCGCTACCCCTTGGGCTTAGCAAGCATGTGTTTGGTCCTGCAATATCCAGCAGGTGTTCATTGCTTTTACCAGTCAAGAAGACCTTATGCCACTCGCGCATATGACGAGCAGGCTTCTTGCCCATTAATTCGCAGAAATAAGCAAAGTTATCTCTGGCCTTCAAGATATGGTCGGGGACTTCCACCTCGACTTGTTTTCTCACAATTGCCTTAGCAGCCTGCTTTGCAGACCGCATCTTGGCTTGGGCGATTGAGCTTCCTGCCATGAAAACAATCTACCCAGTTTTCACTATTGACCCCCTAGGGAAATCACAAAACAAGTATCAGAAAAATTTTGACCCTGATTACTTCTCTTCGCTCAGATCAATCCAAGATAACGTCTAACAGAAGCTAGAACAGCAGGATCTCCAAGGTTTCTGACAGGTATTCCCAGATTGCCTGCCATGCGTAGAGCCTGGCCAGTGCCACCTGTGACTTCACCTCCTGGCGTATAAGCCACGACCAAATCTGCTGGCTTTTGCATCCGTGGCCCCATCATCTGCATGGCGTTTCTTGCCATCAGGTTCCTGGCAAATGGCGACAAACGCTCAGGGGCTGGGTGGTACTGAGCAACGGTTTCAAGCGCTTGCTGCCAACCCGAAAGCCTGGTGCTGTTGTGCATGCCAGGCATCTGGGCAGACCGTTGATTAAAGGTGTTGCCAGGCAAATAAATCGCTTTGTTTGCGGGATTAATCACCCCGGCCTCAAAGGCGCTATCTGCGCCAGCCGCGCCTCCACTCCTTAGCTTCCATTCCTCTTCCTCCATCTTGGAGGCCAGCGCCGTCATTACTTGCAGCACGTCTGGTGGAGTCTTTCTAGCTCCAATTCCAGCGTAAATCCTGCTCATTACTTTTCCTCGCTCAGATCAGCCCAGATAGATTCGAACGCCAGCTCGAGAGCTGGTAGCAATTCATCAGAGCTCTTGAAGATCACACGCAAGTCACGCATCACTTTGTCAGCCCCGGACATGACTAGACCCCTGCGATCCAGACTCTTGGTCAACTTGTCGACGTCCATGACATGACCACGCAACTCTTTCGACAAGTGAGCAATCCTTGTCGCCGCAGCGTCTGCCTTAATCAGATCTGCTTGCACTTGTTGCCTCAAGAAATCAATATCTCCTTCTAGCTTGACGATCTCAGCGAGCATGATCTCACGACGATTCAGCTTTGGATAAGCCTTCTTCAGCCATTTCTCAAGCGCTGGGAAGCTGCCCTCGTATCCGAGCACACCCGCGTAGAGCCAAATTTCGTACACCGAATATGTATTTTCGGCATACGCAAGAAATCCCTCGCGGTGATTGTTGTCAAGAGCAACTAGAAAATCTTGGATCTGTTCTTCGCTTGTCCTAGGCATTAACCAAAGAATCGTGAGCCAAGTGATCTAATCGCGCCACGAGCATCAGCCCTCATGTTGCGCTCTTCTTGATAACGCTTGCCGATATTGAGGCGCTCCTCCGACCCTGCTGTGCGCAATCCTTTTCTTTGTTCAGTACCTCTGGCACCAATATTCATACGCTCTTGAGTTCCTTGAGCGCCAACCAAGGCACGATCTTCGATTCCTTGGGCTCCAATATTTAACCTTTGCTGCGCTCCAGTGGCACCAATATTCAAGCGATCCTGTGTACCTTGTGCGCCAATATTCATACGCTGCTGAGTACCAGTTTCTCGGATTCCCATCCGTTGCTGCTGCCCCTGAGCACCAATTAAATCCTTGGCGATTCTGCCTTCGTTACCCATGATCTTCAGCGTATTACCAGTCCGGTTGTCTTCCAACCCCTTCTGGATATTCGCCAGATGGCTGGACATGGAGGTGCTGTATTGCAGGGCATTACCAGTGGCCATCTGGTCACGGAAGCTGTCGATCATCGAGCCGGACACCATGCCGCCGATGGCCTCGTTGCCCTTGTACTTATTGCCAAGGTCTACAAGATTGCTTAAGCCTTGGTCAAAAAGCAGTCCGCCTTGAGTAGTAGCCGCGTATGAAGACATAACTAATTAACCGAAAGCAATTGCCGCACCTAGTGCAAGCTTAGTAATCAAATCCTGCGTCATCGCACGTTTCTGTAATTCGCGATCAGCAGCATTCTCATTTGTGCCATACCCAAGAACCTTGTCAACGTTCATAGATCTCTCATCACTCTGCTTGTCCAAGGCTGCCGCGGGGACAGCCATTAGATCAAGGGTATTTCTCTTGAGGTTGTTCTGTTCCTGGATCTTGGCACCAGTTCGCTGGTCCTGAAGCTGACCTTTAAATCGTGCGCTCGACGCACGATCTTTATCCCTAATACCTTGATTGATGCCCTCTCTTAGCTCGTAATTGGCAAGAGAATCTCGGTTGTCAGATACTTCAATCGTGCTTAATGGCCTTTCTTCAGCAGATAGTGCAGCAAAGCCCTTGTCTAGCTCCGCAAATTGCGACTTAACAGCATCGCTAAGATTGTCAGTCGGCTTAACTAACCCAAAGGCTTCGAGTATTTTGTATGTATGAGACGTTTTGGCCATATCTATTTTGTGGGGGTTAATGACTGTTTGAGCTGAATCAGGGCCTTCCTAAGCTGATGTTCATCAATCGGCTTTCGCTCAACTTCTAGTTTAGGCGGAGCTTGAAGCTGTGGTTTGACAACAACTTTAGAAGGGTCAACAGTCATACCAGTATCAGTCGCTAAATTCTTTATTCCGTCACTGAGCGTACCTGTAAAGTCAATCCCAAGGTTGCCGGATCGAATCCTATCTCTGTTTATTTCAGCGTCAGACATTCGGCTAGTGCCTGCAATCATTGACAAGAGGTCTCCTCCACCCAGCTGCGGACCGACCACATCTCCAAGTCCACCCCCTAAAAGGGTTGCAAGAGCAGCTTTTTTGCTGTCTGATCGCCTTTGATCATTGATCTTCAACTCCGCTTCAAGCCGCTCCCTTGCTACGTCGGCAACTAATTTTTGACGCTCCATAGCGCCAAATTGTCCCAACGCACTCTTTGCCATTCCTGCCTTGGCAAGAAAATCAGCATTGAGAGCATTCTGCATTGCATTAACGCCCTCCTCACTTTTAATGTTCTTATAACCATCAGCTAATGTCTTGCCGTCAAAGATCGGCCTATAGCTTGCCGCGTAATTAGCAGCGGCGCTAAAACTGGGAAGCGAGTAAGCCATCAGTACAAAGTGCTGGCAAGAACATTAGAAAGATTGGCGCTATTCTGTGAGTTCAGAAGCGATTGCTGATCAAGGCTATTGCGATAGTTATATCGACTTTGAATCTGGCCAACTGCTTCCATTTCACGCAGCTTTCTCTCTAGTTGCATTTCATTGAGCTTGTCTTGCACAGGAGCAAGTAGCTGAGCCTGCTGCTTCATGATCTCAGCTTCATTCAGTCTGTCGAGCATGAGTTTTTCCCTGGCCTTCTCGTCGTCAGTCTTTCCGAGGACTCCAGTCAGC